AAGGTATACACAAACTTGAAACCAAAAATAGGTTATCCGAGATTTTGTATAGTGGGAGAAGGTTTTATCCTGGAGACAACGATTTGTCTGGAACAGTAACGTCTCGTTGTCCTTGTGTAATGGATTATTGGAATAATGATCAGGAAGAATGGAATAGTAACTATCCCTATGAAAATTGTAAATTCCAAAGAGAACATATTTTGAATATTTTTCTTTCTTTAATTGTCCATTTGAGTAAAAATCAGAGTAGGAGATACCGTAAATATTATCGTAAATTGGCTAGAATTATCTATGTCTTACCATTACGATTTTTGCTTGATATAGATATTAATGCTTCGAATGGATTGGGTGATTTATTATTTAATCCCATGAAAGTCATTGCCCCAGGTAGAAATTTGTTGCGACAAATTTATGAGCGAGGGTTTTTCGATAAATTTTATGTTAAAAACCATCGCGATTTACCTTATTGGTTTGAACAAATGAAACATTTTAGGAATAATCCATTTCAGCAAAGTGGTACGAGTCAGAGCGTAAGTGCCACTATGTTTGATGAAATTGCACAATTAGTTTCAAGTTTTCCTCAACAACAATCGTTTCCAAATATATTTTTAAAACATGAACTTAAAATTTCAGATGAACAATTTACCAAATTTGAAGAAACAGTAGAGCGTACCCATTTTAATTTTATGCAAAGTCTGAAATATGCTTTAATTGATTCGGCGAAGGAAATGATGATTTTATTTGTTTTTGTTGCTACAGTTGCTATGTTGGGTTATACAGTTGTTAAATATGGATTACAAACGATTATTACAACGTTGGAATTATTGTATAAAGTTACGATTGGTAAATATTTTGAAACATCTGTTGAAACGCGTATAGTACAGCAAGATGGAGGATTATCAATACCGTTTTTACCCTCGTTGGTTGTTAATAATGTTATTGCGCCGCCGGCGAAGATATTGTCAAGTGTGTGGAATAATCCACAGACAGACCGAATCATGCGACGAATTGGCTATCTTGGAGACCCAAAAATTTCTCGAGGAGTAGATAAGGTGACTGAGTGGTTACAACAAGTTATTATACAAACAGTTAATTGGTATAAAGAAGTTATATTAGGTTTAGCTCCGCAAGAAGATATTGATACTGAGTGTTCTCCTGTTTTGAAGTGGTATAATGATACTGATGAGTATTTTAGGTTGTATTATTCAGGAGAGTTGAAATGGAATGATATGAATTGGTCAATTCTGATGAATTTGTATGGTAGAGGTATGGCATTAATTCGTCAGAATGTTTATTCAGAATTTAAGCAGGATATTTGGAAAATAGTTTTTAAGTTGGGTAATCTTCTTGAAAAATTTAATAGCCATGGAAGAACAGGAAATTCAATTCGAAACCCTCCAGTTAGTATTTATTTGGCAGGAGGAACTGGAGTTGGAAAGTCATCAGTTACCTATCCCTTGGCAGCAGAGATTTTACGAGGTATTTTCCAACGTGAACCTGCTGGGGTGGATTTGGCGAAATATTGGAAAAATCTTATATATATGAGATGTCCAGAGCAAGAGTTTTGGGACGGATATGAAAATCAGCTTGTAACGATCTTTGATGATTTTGGTCAATTGGTAGATACTTCGGCATCCCCTAATTTGGAGTTGTTTGAGATTGTGCGAGCTGCAAACTCTTTTCCTTATCCTCTGCATATGGCATCTCTTGATCAAAAAGCGACAACTACTTTTAATTCGAAGATTATAATGTGTTCTTCTAATTTGGATCAACCTAAAACTGCTTCTTTAAATTTTGAGCAGTCTTTATTTCGTAGGTTTGATGTTTGTGTTAAGGTAACAAATAAGCCGGGAGTGGAAAGAGTTCCTGGCAAGTTTGATCCTTCAATTTACGAATTTCAATTGTATGATATGGCCACTCAAAATTTGGGAGAGTTTATTAGTTATAAGGATTTGGTTTATATGGCAGTAACTAAATACTTTGAAAGGAAGGGTTTTGTTGACACTATGGATGATTATATTACATCCATGTTAAACAAAAGTGAAAACCCATCCCAACAAAGTTTAGGAACTGCTTTAGGTAATACTGTATGTAACATTAAGTCTGGAATTAAGAATACTATTAATTATGCTTATCAAAATTATTACGATTTTCA